TGGATAGAAAGATTTATTGATAAAGTTAGAGTTCATGTTTATCCAACACCAGATTCTACAAATGCATCTAAAGACATGCATTTTTATTATATAAAAAGAATTCAAGATGTAGGTGATTATACAAATGCAACGGATGTACCATTTAGATTTGTCCCTTGTATGACAGCTGGTTTAGCTTTTTATCTATCACAAAAATATCAACCACAAATGACACAAGCTATGAAATTATATTATGAAGATGAATTAGCAAGAGCTCTTGCAGAAGATGGTTCAGCTTCTAGCACATATATAACACCAAAAGCTTATTACCCAGGAACATAATGGCAAAATACGCAACAGGAAAATATGCAAGAGCAATATCAGATAGATCTGGTATGGAATTTCCATACAAAGAAATGGTTAGAGAATGGAATGGATCATTTGTTCATGTATCAGAATTTGAACCAAAACAACCACAATTAGAACCAAAACCTATGAATGGTGACGCTATATCGTTACGTAATGTTAGACCAGATAGAACAGAAACTGCTGTTCCTAATATTTTACCATCAAATCCTTTTACTATTACTAATGGTTCAGCAACTGTTTCAGTCAACGAACCAAATCATGGTAGATCAACAAGTGATACTGTTAGATTTAGAGATGCCTCTAATGTTGCAAATTTACCGGCAGCAACAATAAATGCATCAGGGGGGTATACAATTACTAAAGTTAATGATAATAATTATACTTTTAGTTCTGGAGTTACGGCTTCAGTTACATTAGAAGGAGGAGGTGACATAGCTTCAGCAGGGCCAGTCACAGTAAGCGCATGATAAAACATATTATAAATATAATTAAAGGTTGGTTTACACCTAAAAGTAAAGAAGTAGAAATTCTTATAAAAGAAGTAAAAAAAGAACACTGTGATGGTCATTTAAGATTTAGAAAAAGTTGTCCAGTGTGTCAGGAGATAGTTAAGTAATGGCTGGGTTAAGTGCATCAGGATTAAAAACTCAAATAAGAAGTTACACTGAAACAGACTCTAATGTTTTAACAGATGCTGTTTTAGAAAATATAATTTTAAATTCACAATATAGAATATTTAGAGACATTCCTATCGATGCAGATAGAAAACAACAAACAATTAATTTAGTTCCAGGTCAAGAAACTATTAATGCTCCCGCTGGTTGTGTATTTATAAGAGCTATTCAAGTTTATGATTCTAATTCAGTAATAACTGGAGCAAATACTTTTTTAGAAAAAAAAGATATGACTTATTTACAAGAATATCAAGATGTAACAGGAACAGCTGCAGCACAAGGTAAACCAAAATATTATGCTATGTTTGGAGGAGCAACTGGTGAATCTGATACTACATCTGGTCGTATATTTTTTTCTCCTACACCAAATACAAATTATCTAGCTAGAATACATTTTAATAAAGCACCTGATCTTTTAGAAAATAATGACACTAACTACATTAGTCTAAATTTTCCAAACGGGCTGTTATATTGCTGTTTATCAGAGGCATATGGCTTTTTAAAAGGTCCGATAGATATGTTGACTTTATACGAAAATAAATATAAACAAGAGGTACAGAAGTTTGCTAACGAGCAAGTTGGTAGAAGAAGAAGAGACGACTACACAGACGGCGCAGTTAGAATACCGATTAACTCAGCAAACCCGTAGGAGATAAATTATGGCAATAACATCAGCAATATGTTCAAGTTTTAAACAAGAACTTTTACAAGGTAAACACAGTTTTGAATCATCTGGTGGACACACTTTTAAACTTGCGTTATTTACAAGTTCAGCTTCTTTGGGTGCAGCAACAACAGATTATTCAACATCAAATGAAATTACAAATACATCAGGAACTGCATACACTGCAGGTGGTGCAACTTTAACTAATACTGGAGTTGGATTAACAAGCACGACTGCGTTTACAGATTTTAGTGACGTAACATACAGCTCTGCTTCTTTCACTGCAAACGGTGCAATGATATACAATACAACAACCAATGGTGGTTCAGGCACAACAGATGCTGTAGCAATTATTGCATTTGGTGGAGATAAAACAGCGAGTAACGGAACTTTTAAAATAGAATTTCCTACAAACGACGCCACAGCAGCAATCATTAGACTAGCATAGGAGGTCGACCATGTCGACGACTTCAGGATGGGGCCGATTAACCTACGGACAGGCTAATTGGAACCAAGCAACAACTTTAAAAACAGGTTGGGGTGCACAACAATGGAGTGGTGACGGCGGCTGGGGAGATCTTTCTGATCAAACTATTTCTGTTTCTTTAACTGGTATACAAATTACATCAAGCATTGGTACTGTTGATGTACCTGATGTTGTTCTTACATTAACTGGTCAAGAAGTTACATCTTCTCAAGGTGAAGCTTTTGTTCCTGTTAGTATTGACGACACATTGTCTATTACATCTTCTGTTGGTTCATTGTCCGTGGTCGACATGCAAGTTGGATTAACCGGACAACAAACTACTTCATCTATTGGATCTGTAACAGTTAATGACATGACCATTGGATTAACAGGTCAAGATTTAACTTTAACTCAAGGAACTGCAAAAGCACCAAACGAAACAGCTATTCTTTCTGGTTTAGCAATTACATCTGAGCAAGGAACGGCACAAGGTATATCTTCACAAGAAGCATCTTTAACAGGAGTAGAATTTACAGCTAGTCTTGGAACTGTGGTTATACCAAATGATGTAGTTCAAATATCTGGTGTATCAGCAGAATTTACTTTAGGAACTATAGTTGGATTAGGTGGAGCTGTAGCTCAGCCATCAAGTCTAAGCATGACTTCTAGCGTTGGATCATTGACTGTAGAGGAAGGTTTAGGATTAACAGGTCAATCTTTTAGTGCTAGTTTAGGAACAATTTCCTTAACAGATATAACAGTAGGATTAACTGGTCTATCAGCAACATTTAATGTTGGATCGGTTAATATATTTGCTTATGGAAATGTTGACCCCGGTCAAAATAATAGTTATAGTGATGTTTCAACAGGAACAAATAATAGTTATTCTAATGTTGCAACAGGAACAAATAACAGCTATACTGATGTAGCAGCGTAGGAGAATTTTTTATGGCATCAACATACACACCTTTAGGTGTAGAACTTCAAGCAACTGGTGAAAACGCCGGTACATGGGGAACAAAAACTAATACAAATTTACAAATCATCGAACAAATAGCTGGTGGTTATACAACTCAAGCTGTCTCTGATTCAGGCGATACAGATCTTACTGTTAATGATGGATCAACAGGAGCAACTCTTTCTCATAGAATTATAGAATTTACAGGAACACTTACAGCATCAAGAAATGTTACAATACCTTTAGATGTACAAAACTTTTATTTTTTAAAAAATGCAACTTCTGGATCACAGAATGTAGTTTTTAAATACGATACTGGTACAGGAACTTCTGCTACAATTGCTAATGGCAAAACTGTAATTGCATATGCAAAAGGAGATGATGGAACTAATCCAAATATTGCTACAATATCATTAGCAAGTGATCTAGTAGATGATACATCCCCACAATTAGGTGGAAATTTAGACACTAACTCTTT